ACGCGAACAGAAAAAATCCGATAACATTACCCGCCTGGCCCGCGAGCTTGTCAAGTGCCGTAAGGATCTCTCCGAGCGCACCGCCAAGCAGCGCGTCTACGATGCCTACAATTTTTTCCATGTCGACGATTCCATATCATCAGCCGCATGGGATAATGTGTATGCTGATAAAATGGAAGATTTCGCGAAGCTTTGTATTGCCGAAGGCAAGACCGAAACGGCGCTCAAGGCTTTCCGCGATGCGTACAGGTACCGTCAGAACGCTGCCGGTAAAATTGATCCCGGTGCTTTCAAACCGGTGATCTACATCATCCATAACAAGATCAGGGCCGAGGATCTCGGCTACCAGAAGAAAAGCCTGCACCGCATAGCTTCCAAGGCAAAGGCAGGCGCTTATGTAAGAATGATCCAGGGCCTTCCCGTAGATGACAAGGAAAAACAACGCATGATCAATGATGCCGGCCTCGGCGATTATGCCGATTATGAAGATGTCAGCGATGAGTGACCAGCAAAATAAAACAGAAAAAATCATAGAAGTCTATCAGAACGTGCTCCAGCAAAAGGCTGCTCTGATAGATTGTAACAGTCTTTTCATAGAAGCCGGGCGCGGATCCGGTAAAACCAGCTCGCTAAAGGATCGGGTCATCCGCGTCGCTGAAGACATCCCCCGCGAAACATCCTACTTCATACATAAATCTTACGTGGCATTGCTTTCCAACATCATTCCCCAGCTCCGTGCATATTACCGCAGTTACATCGGTGATTCCGATCGCCCCGTGCTCCGCGAGGGCATCGATTATGTCGTGGGTGAAAAGGACCTCCCCGATTTCTTCGAAAAACCACGTTTTCCAATAGAAAACCCGAAGCACACCATCGTGTATCGCAATGGTCATGTCAACAAACTGGTATCATCAGACCGCGCCGATTCCATTGCCGGTTCTGATGGCGTTCATGCCTTCGCCGAGGAGATGAAGCACAACAAAGGCGAAAAGGTAAAAACCAGGATCTTCCCGGCCATGCGGGGCGGTACCAAAGAGGCCCGCAACTCACCCTATTACCAGGGCATCACCGGCGTCAGCGACGTCGCCCGCGTCGATCTCGGCGAAGATGATTGGTTCCAGGATTACGAGAAAAACGTGGATCCCGAGCTTATCAACGAAATAGCCAGCGTGGCGGAGCATGTCAACAACGCCATGTACGAGATATACGTTGAAAACAGGAACATAAAGAAAAATGAGCGCATACTCAATCGCTGGCAACCCATACTAAGGGAGATGCGGGCGGTGGCAACCTATTATCTCAAGGCATCCAGTTTCGTAAACAAAGAGATCCTGGATTATAAGTATTTCAAAACCCTCATGGATACATTAACAGAGGATGAGTTCCTGGCTGCAGTCGGCAACATCCGCCCCCAGCGTGTCACCGATCTGTTTTTCGCCGGCCTGGATAAAGATCTGCACTTCTTTGAAGATGGATATAAGTACAAAAGTATTGAGCAATTTAATCTTAAAGACACATTCACCCTCACTGCTGATTACCTCAAATACTTCGACCCCAACAAACCCCTTCTGCTCGGCTACGATCCAGGTAATTTCTCATCCATAGTTGTGGCCCAGGAAGACAAGCCCCGCAATACCCTGTATGTAATTAAGGAATTCTACTGTTATACACCAAAACAACAGGGCGATCTGGCCAAAGAGATATACGAATTCTTTGGTCCCTACCACAAAAACAAACGCATAGATCTTTACTACGACAGGGCTGGCAATAAAAAGCGCTACGAGTACGATAAGATCACCACGGATGCCAAGCTCATGAACAATGAGCTGAAAAATTACGGTTTTCGCGTAAACATGAAAAGCCAGTATCAGCGTACAATCTATTACTACGAGCATTTCAAACTCATCAGCCTGATCCTTTCAGAGCAGTTTCGCTATATGCCCCGCCTCCGAATAGATGAAAATGAATGTTCCAATCTTCGTTCAGCCCTGTTCTTAACAGCCGTAAAACGCCAGGATGGCCGCATAGAAATGGAAAAAAAGAGCGAGAAAACCGTGTCATATAAATATCAGGCATCGCTCACACCCCAGTTACCATCAGCATTAACCTATCTGCTATTCGGTCTTTACGAAAACCTACTCCCAAGCGACGTCCGGCAGACACCTGATTTGCCGGGAAACGTCTCTGCATAACCCTAATTTTCCAAAATTTGCCGGTTTTTATCAAAACTCAAAGCCCATTTCTTCCCCATAAACAGCCAAATTGACATCAATTTTATGGTTTGATTCCTGTCATTTAAAGATTTACTGTTTTTGATTAAAATTTCTCAAAAATAAAAGTCGAGCTGTTAAGACGCCCGCGCTAATTTCTCTAAGTGAATTGCAGGGATGGCGGGAGACCGGAAATATGATAGAGTCACTATTATACGGGCGTTTCGGCTGGTCATCTATTTACGGCCACATTGCAGTTGAAAATGGAATTTGAAACAACAATACAGAATCTATATTGCTGCAATGCAATCATTCTTCCATAACCCTTTTTGTCCTTTCCTTTCCTTCCTGTACTCAGTAGCTTTGAAGTAATGAAAACAATAAAAGGAATAGAGGCCATTAAGCTGGCTCAACAAGTATCCAAGGTACCAGATGGAACGTTCACAATAGCTTTCTATAAGTATAATAGGGTAACAGGCGAGGTTTCAGATAAATTAAAGACATTAAAGGGATGTAAAACCAGAAAGCAGATGCCACGTGAGAAATGGGAGATTGACGGAGATAACTATTTTCTTTTTCAGGATGCCGATGGAAACCCTAAAACAGCATACAGAATACTCATACGCTACATGGGATTTCCCGATGACAACTTCAAACTATGCAAAGTAAAGTGGATATAATATGGAAGAATTCAATAACTACGGCTCAGTAGGATATTATAAGAATGGCTCTGGAGTCATCAGCTTTCAATTGGGTGAACAAATGCCCGCCAGATCTGAAACTGGTGTTATCGACATGGACCAGTTCAACACCCTTTCCGCTCCCATCATCCTCAATGTAGGGAATAACAACGTGCTTATTAAAGGCACGAACAATAAGCTCCCGGACGAGATTACCAGCGTCATCAGTAATAATCGCATACTACCTACTCTTCTGGAGAAACAGGTAACCATGCTATATGGCAAAGGGCCTCATGTATACAAGATGCAGCACAGAGATGGTAAACCTATTCGATCCTGGACACAACAACCGGTTATTGAAGGCTGGATGGATAACTGGAAATACAAAGGATTGCAGGATAGCGTTAAAGAATTCTGTGAAAAGGTTATCCGCGACAATTACTATTTCGATGACTTCTGGGTTAAATGGCGTCTGAATAAGAGCCGGCGTATTAACGGCAATGTGCCTGTGGCAGGACTAGAACATATTGATAACAGGCGTTGCCGCCTGGCTACAAAAAAGAATATCCGTGCTGTTGGCGCCGACTATGAAGAGAAAGATTTCCAGACCGTGATTGTTGGCAACTGGACTGCAGCCATGGAGAAAACATTCAAGGTCTATAAGCGCTTTCGCTACGATAATCCCAACCAGTTCAATGTTTCCGTTTCTTATCATAAGAATGCAACCCCTGGCCAGATTTATGGATACAATCGGTTTTATTTTGGAATCAAGGATTGGCTCATTGGCACAAACCGTAATCCACAGTATATTAACAGTTATCTTGAAAACTCGTTGAATGCAAAGGTCCACGTAGTTATACCGAGCGAATGGGTGGAGATGATTGAGCGCAGAATTCATCAATATTGCGATGATAATAAAGTACGACAGAGCGAGAGCAAAGAGCTTCTTAAATTCCCGGATGCAGACGGCATCGAGGTTGGCACAGAGTACCATGAATATTTGAAAGATAAATACATACGATATGAGCTTCGCAGGCTCTCCAGGTTGCTCACCGGTGTAAAAAACCAGGGCAAACTCTGGGCCAGCTTTTCATTTCAAACAAAAGAGGGCCGCACAGAGTGGGAAATTAAGCCGATTGATCTTAAGTACAAGGAATTCATTGAATCATTGATAAATTACGATAAGCGCGCCGATGAAGTGATCACTGCGTCCAAAGGAGTAAACTCCTCCATATCTAACCTGGACAAATCGGGAATTATATCAAAGAGCGGATCCGACCTCTATTACAATTATATTATATACCTGCACAATCTTACTCTGGCAGAAGAAACAGTTACCGAGCCGCTTAATACGGCCATCAGGATCAATTTTCCACAGCTTTACAGACAGGGGTTTCGGATCGGTCTTTACAACGAAGTCCCCAGCCGCCAGGAAGAAGTTTCCGTCGATGATCGCCTTCAGAACACGGTAAACAATACCGTGCAGGACATGCAAAAGCAGATCAGTGATCAGATGGAACAGCAGGCACAACTTATTAACGAACTCAAAGACAGGATAGAAAATGGCAGTTGATTTTTTCGCAACAACAGGGGAGCTGCGCGATTACGTGCAGGGTATTGACGCGGCAGTGCAGGTTGAATCTTTCGATCCTTACATGCGACCGGCACGAAGAAAGATATACAACCTGATCGGTGCTTCTACTTACACCAATCTAAAAACCTATTATGAAAGCGAATACCCTGGAGGTGAAGACAAAAAGGATACTGCCATCAAATACATCCAGGGAGCCATGGCCAATCTCATGGCCATATCATATTTCATCTTCAATGCTCCCGGTCCGAACGATGAAAAACGGATGTATCGCTATCAGGAAGAAAAACGCCACAGCATGCTTCTGGAGAATGCCTGGACCGAGCTCGATTCGCTCATTAATCACCTGGAGGGCAATACAACAACTTTTTCAGAATATGCCAATACCAGTCTCTACAAGGATCGGCAGAACCTTTTTATCAAATCTGCCAGTGAATTCCATAGGTATTACCCGATCAATTATTCCGGGTATTTCTATAATAATATCGTTTATCTTATCAAGGAGATCCAAATGGAAGTTAAGTCCAGGTATACGGATTTTCCTGAATCCATTACTGACGATGAAACAAAATGGATTGCAGCTAAAGCCCTTGCCTATGAAGCCATGTCCAGGGCATGCCTCAGATTCGATTATACCGAGCTTCCAAAAGGCATCCGAAACGATATCATGAACGAGGCCAATAAAGAAAAATCGGCCACTGGCAGAAAGTTTGC